CCCAGCCGCGGCAGAACCGCCTTGATGCCACCCAGGGTCAGCGGCGGGGCGACATACGCCTCGCCACCGATGGTGAAGGTCACGCCGGGGAGCGGCGCATCGATCGAGTCCAGCATGGCTTAAGCCGAGAACGAGATGGTGCCGAGCGTGTTCGTCGCATCGGTGAAGAACGAGAAATCCAGCTCCGGTACCGTCCAGTCCTCGTTCTTGAAATCGAGGCTGAGCTTGGTCGACATCACCTGGTTGAACTCATACACCGCGTTGCGCCCGTTATAGGTCTGGAACAGCCGCAGTTTGAAGGTCGGCCCGGCGCCCATCAGCTGGTTGGTCAGCACCAGCTTGCTGCCCGCGGCGGCGGTATAGGTATAGCTGATCAGCACGGCGGCGCCCTCGTCGCCGGCGGCGAATGTGTATATGCCGCTGGCGAAGGAATACTGCCCGGTGGTGGGGCTGGAGGCCACCAGCGTCAGGCTGAGGCCGGTGGCCGCGTAGGTGACGCCGAGATTGTCGACGAAGGTAGCGCTGTTGGTAACCGTGACCGTATAGGGGCTGCTGGCCGGCACCGTCTGCGCCTCGCCGGCGGAGATTTCCTCCGACGTGTTCAGCGTGCGGCTCTGCCCGAAGAACAGATCGGAAAAGGCCGCCGGATCGAGGCGCGCGAATTTCGCCTTGCCGCTCAGCTTGGCGGCGCCGCGCGCGGTGGCGACCGGGAGCTGGTACTGGCCCAGCAGATCCTTGTTGGAGAAGCTGAAATCCAGGCTGACATCCTGCAATGTGCCGAACTGGACGGGGGTCGCGCCGGTGATGTCGGTGCGGGTGCCGAACATCTGGCCGGAGCCGAAATTGAATTGCTGCGAGGCGGTGGTGGTCATGGAGGCTCCTTACGAGTGGTCTTGTGAATGGGATGGAGTGGGGTGGAAGCGAACGAGAGGGGCGTGATCCCGGGGGTTGTTCCGCGCGCGATGGGTATTATGTCAGGCGGCATGGACATCAAACGCAACGGAACGCAACCGCCCGTCAAAGGGCCCGCGGACTGGTTTACCGGCACGGTACGGATCGATCCGCTGTTCCAGGCGCCCGATCCGGCGCTTGTTCAGGGGGCCAGCGTTACCTTCGAACCGGGCGCGCGCACCGCATGGCATACCCACCCGCTGGGGCAGACGCTGATCGTCACCGCCGGCCTGGGCTGGGTGCAGCGGGAGGGCGGCCCGGTCGAGGAAATCCGCCCGGGCGACGTGGTGTGGTTCGCGCCGCATGAGAAGCACTGGCATGGCGCCACGCCGGCAAGCTTCATGACCCATATCGCCATCCAGGAAAAGCTCGACGGCAAGGTCGTGGACTGGCTGGAACATGTCAGCGACGAGCAATACCGGCGCTAGGTCGTAACGATCTCGACGGGGATGACGGCGCCGGAGCGATTGCCCAGCGCGCCGTCGAACAGGGTGATTTCGCCCGCGATCACGCAATCGCTCACCAGCCCGCCGAGCGTCTGCGGCTGGCCGGGCACGGGCGGGGCGAGGGCCGCTTCCACCGCATCGATCAGGCTGTTGACCAGCGGCGCCGCCGACTGGCTGGGGTCGGGGTTCTGCGCATAGATCGCAAGATCGACGCGTAGCGTGTATTTCGCGGGCGCGAAGCGTTGCGCGGCCACGGTTTCACCGATCTGCTGCATGTACAGCGCCGGCAATTGGCTGGGCTGCACCTCGTTGATCAGCCTCGTGCGCCGGCTGGCGGTCACGAAATCGGCCGCCCCTTCGGCCAGCGCGAACAGCGCGGCATAGATGGTTTCGCGGGCATTGTTCATGGTGATAAGGCCTCCATCACGGCATCGGTCAGCATGGTTTCTATGGCATCGGCCTGTTCGCCCAGCGTCGAGCGCAGATACGAGGCTTCGGGCTCCACGATGCGGTAGGCCGCGCCCTGGCGGCGCGCGCGGCGGCTGTGCCGGGCTTGCAGGCGCGCCACGCGCTCGATCACCCCGCCATATTCGTGGATCGCGGCATAGGGCAGGGCGGACGACACGCTGCCCTCCGCGATGCCGCCGGCCAGCGCGGCATTCGCCTGCAGCGAAGCCCGCAACGTGCCGCTGCGCGCCTTCAGCACCTGGCCGGATAATTTCGTATCGGCAATGGTTTCGGCCAGCATCGCCATGGCGGATTGCATCGCCGCGGCCAGCGCATCCTCCACACGCTGCCCCGCGGCATAGAGGGTATCGGCCACGCGCTCGACCCCGGTGATGTCGATCGCATCGGGCATGGAAGACATCCTGAGTGAGAGTTTCTCGACAGCGGCGGTATGTCCGTTGTCACGTTGTGCCTCAAGCAAACCCCCGTTTCGAGGGCGGCCTGGGCGTGCGTCCCTGCTCGTCGATCAAACGCTTGATCAGCGCGCCATCGTGAGCATGGTTCGGGGAATTGCAAACATCATCCCGCCCCCACCGCCATCTGCCGGCGATAGGGCTGGATCGCCGCCATGACCGAGGCCGGCATATCCGCCTGCACATAGGCCGTCGTTTGCTGCAGCCCGGATTCGGAAACGAGGCCGGTCTTGTCACGCAGGCGGTAGCGCAGCGCCGTTAGCTCCACGGCCGCCTGCGCCAGGTCGGCCGGCACGGTGTCATACCCCGCCGTATAGCTGAAGGTGATGTTGCGCCAGCCGCGCGGGAACACCCCGCCCGCGAGATACAGCGTATCGGCATCGAAGCTGAACCCGTGCCACACGCCCGGGGCCAGCGCCGGCACCGGTTGCCACCAGATCGCCACGCTGGCGACCGCGGTGACCGGGGCGTTGGCGAAAACCAGCAGCGGCTTGCCGTTGCCGCTGCGGGTTTCGGTATAGCTGGCGGAGGCGATATTGTAGCCCAGCCAGCTCTGGATGCGCGTCGATTCCGCCGTCACCAGGCTTTGCAGCACCGCGCTATCCAGCGAGGGGTCCTGGCCGAGATAGGCGGAGACCGCCTCCGGTGTCGTCAGATCGTTCGGTCCCGCGCTCATGGCTATTTCGCCTTCGCGGGGGCAACGACCGGCGCAAGGCCCAGCGCCAGGGCGGCGCGATGCGCCCTGGCATGAGCATCGGGCACCTCCACCATCCCATCCTTCGCCTTGTATTCGCGTCCACCCAGCGAAAGGGCGGTGGTGGTGCGATCGGGCAGTTTATACCGCGTCATGGCAGGGGTTCCTTCCGGATCAGTTGCTGGTGATGTTGGTGATCATGCCGAAGGCGGGTGGGAAATAATTCTGCAGCACGCCATCGAAATACACGCCATATTCGTATTGCCGCGTGCGCAGCGGCCATTCGATCTGGTAATAGTCGCGCCGCACCTTCATCTGCAGCACGTTGGCGACGTTGCTCAGCGGATACGGGATCTTGCGGCTCATGAAGATGATGGTGCCGGGCGGCACGTTCGGGTGCAGCATGATGTCGATGCTGGCGCCGCCATTCATGGTGAACGGGTTCAGATAGTTACCGACCACCGCCGCGCCCATCACATCGTCGCCGGTCTCGCTGTTGAAGCGGAACAGCGAGGCGCCGCCATTGCCCAGCACCAGCTTGGTGATGTTCTTGATTTCCTGGCTGTTGACCAGCATCAAATCGGGCGAGAGGCGGTTGTTATCCCAGAAGGATTGCAGCGCCGTGTTGATCTGCACCACGCCCGCCGCGCCATCGGCGGTCAGCGTCTGCCCCGCGGTCAGTGCGTTGTAATAGGCTCCGCTGCCGCTGGCGCAGATCTGGCTGATCAGCCCATCGAAGGCCAGCGCGTTGGTGGAGTTGTCGGTGCTGCACGCGGTGGAGGCCTGCGTGCCGGTGGCCGCCCCGCTGATCACCACCTGGCTGGTGCTGGTGATCGCGCCCAGCACGGCGCTGCCGCCGGTGCCCCAATACCAGGCATAGCCGACCGCGCCCGGCACGGGGGTGAGCGTGGCGGTGATGTTGTTGCCGGCGGCGGGGGTGATGGTCGCGGCACTGGAGACCCTCGCCGAACCGCCGCCGAACGTATCGCTCGAGCCATCGGCGTTGCTGCGCGTCACGCTGGCGGGCACGCCGCCCGCCACTGTTGCATTGGCATAGGCGCGATGCGTCAGCGCCACCGCCTGCACGGTATAGGCGACGGCGGTCAGAGCCGATCCCGAGCCGGAGGCGACCAGGCTCGGCGTCGGCGTGGTGCCGAGCGCCAGCGAGGTGTTGCCGCCGATGATCAGGTTTTCCTCCGAGATCATCACGGCGCGCAGCAGCCCCTCGACCGCCAGCGCCTTGACATCGTCGTAGCCCTGCGCCGCAAGATCGGCCTCGAAGGTCACGTTGTCGTCGAAGCCGAAGGATTTGTAGGGCGCCATATAGGCCTGCACCGAGGTGGAGATCACGCCGCCGCGATGGCCCTCCGACAAGCCCAGCGCCAGGCCGGCGGTGTTGATGCCGGTGATCGCGTTCCAATGCGTCGCCGTGCCTGTGCCGGGCACGCGGGCGATGTTGTTGCGCAAGGGGGTGATGACGGGATAGAGAGTCTTCGCCTTCGGCTCCAGATCATAGGCGACCAGCCCGGTCGACTGCATGAAGGATT